GATTGCTCTAACAAAATCTCTTTCCAAGTTTTGTTCGGTAATAACTCTTTTAACAAGACCAGTTAATTCATTTTCTGTTAATCTCATAATTTTTTTTGCCATATTAATATTTTAAAGTTAGTAAGTATTTCGATTGATTTATTAAAACTAACATTTCATCTCTGATGTTTAATAGGTCAGTGTCATATCTTCCATCTAATTGGTCAGTCATTTCAACCAAAAATTCAGTTATACCATCCATAAACTTTTGAATACTCAGCGTTGAGATGTCTTGAAACATTAAAGCAAATTCAGGGTCAAACTCAGGTCTACCATACTTACCCATCATGGTCTCAGCAAACGTATCAATAAGGTCACCTAGTCCATCATAAATTTGTCCGTAGGTTCTGTGTTTAGCATCCCCAAAAGTTTGCCAATGCAAAAACTTCCATTGAAGTTGGATTTGTACTAATTTTTTAATTAATTCTTCTTTCATAAACTTTTTTTAAATTGCTGTTAAAGCGGCTTTACCTAATTGACTACTGAAAATACTTCCAAATAAGTCGGTTATTGGATTTTTTTCTTTACTTGTTGATGTCGGTTCTGACGGTTGTGATACCTTACTCGATGAGTCGTCATTCGTATCTTTTGTTTCATTATAATTTTGGGCAATGTAATCACTAGTTTTAGGGTCATCAGCCAATTTCTTTCTAAATTCAGCATCATTAGCTATTTTCTCTTCAAATGTTGTTAAAGAAGGAATTCCAAAATAAGCCAATAAATTATTAGCAGCAATAAATTTTCTAAATGCAGCTCTTCTATCCCCTCTCGCCTGTACATTTAACCACCATCTTTTAATTCCATTTTCAGGTAGTACTCCATGTTTTGCGAAGTATTTTGAAAGTCTTTCTCCTCTAAAATAATCTTTAAGACCTGTATTAAATCTACCCCCTCCGATTACTTCTTTAGCACCTGATTTCATTCCCAACAATGCACTACCACCACCACTTACTTCATCTAGCCCACTTCTCAATCTTGCTCCTAATTTTGAATTAACTTTACTAATACCTTGAACGGTTTTCTCAACGGCTGGTGATTTGGCATACTTACTTATACTAGCAAATTTACTTGCCATTTGAGGATTTTTCGCTAAATATTTACTTAGTTCAACACCTCCGTTCTTCATAGCCAAAACTCCTTCTCTACTACCTTTAAATAATTTTATAATTGGTTTAATAAAAACATCACCAACAGTGGGTATAAGAGCAATTAACATTAATGCTGCATATAATTTTTCACCTTTATAAAGATAATAACATATTAAAGCAATGTCCGCAATTTCACCAATAACAGGTACAAATCCTATAGCCATCAATATGTTTTCGAAACTGAGCAACGACTCATTGAGTTGTTGTCTTTCAGTAATTAAAGCAAGTTGTTTTTTTGTGATAATGATATCCGACATCTTTTTTTTATAATATCCTTATAAATATCCCGTAAATAAAAAAAAGGGTCGTATGACCCTTTTATTATAAATCTAATTTGATTTGTTTCTTTTTATCAACAAAGTGTTGAACTCTTTCTCTTGCAACTTTGGAATAATTTTCACTCAATTCGATACCAATCCACCTACGTCCACCAATCTCAGCGGCACAAATACTTGTACCAGAACCTGTGAAGGGGTCAAGAACAATATCGTTCCTGTAAGTAAGAATTTTAATAGCCTTCATTGGGATATCCATTGAGAATGTTGCTTTAGTCATTTGTTTTGTGTCAGCGAAATAATCCCACTGTCCGTACACCAATTCCATAAATTCTTTCTTATGTTCATCTTGATATACCGTTTTCTTTTTTGTTGTTCCGTCTTCCTGTTCGACATCCATTACTTCACCAACCCATTCAGGTTCTCCTTTAATCTTCTTTATATGAGTCTTCTTATAAGCCAACAAAACACATTCTTTTGGGTTATAGATATACGGTGCAGATGGAGACATCCAAGAACCCCACGCTGTGGTTTTACTTCTATGTGGAGAATCTTCTTCCAAATCCACAATACCATAGAATTTATAACCAATACTCTTCATTACCTGCCAAAGTTCAGACACCATCAGTATTCTTCCACCTTTGTCTTGTCTGTTGATTTCATAAGGAATATTCATGGCAATTCTACCATCATCTTTTAATACTCTATAAGCTTCTCTTAACCAACTAGCACTGAACAATTTGTATTGCTCAAATTCTATGTCGTCATTAAATGAATCGTACTCAATTCCAACACCATATGGTGGTGAAGTTACAATTAAGTCCACAGAAGATTCCGGCATCTTAGCCATCACTTCAATACAATCTCCGTTAATTACTTTTCCAACATAATCTTCTATCATAACTTTCCCTCTTGTTTTAATTGTTCTCTAATTTTAGTTGCAGATATTTCACTGACTTCTTGTGATGGTATGTGTTCAATAATATCATATCCAACACCTCTACCAAAGTTAACCGATTCAACATCAGGAATAATCATTACTTTAACTTTGTCAGCCTCTATAAGGTCAGCTAATTCCTGATATAAATTACCCATTACCTCGATAGCAGACCATGGATTTTTTTCATTAGGAGATATGTCTCTAATACAAATCAAAACATTTTTCCCTTCATTTAACCTTTGGTCAATTAACCATCTGTGACCAGAGTGCCACGGTTGCCATCTCCCAATAAACATTGAATATTGTTTATCTCCTGTGTTCTTTAATTTAGGGTCTCCCTCTACGTGTATTTTTTCCATAATGTTAAATTAATATACATTCTTTATCCATCCATTGAATTTGTTTAGGTTTACAAGTTATATGCCATTTTTCCCCGACTCCTTCTATTATGTCTTTAGTCGTATAACTCATGCAATTAATAATAACATTGGATGCCAAATGTTCGACTCCATCAATTAGTACTCTCCAATGTAAATCTTCATCGGACATTGCACCTGTATTATATCGAATACTAACTTTCATTAGATTTTTAATTTTCTTCTTAACTCTAAGAATGTGTTATACTCACTACTGTCAGTGGTATCACAATCAATAAAGAAAGTTAATGGCTCTTCATAGTTTACATGAAAATTCTCTCTACCTCTGATATTTTTAGTGTGGACATAAACCTCAACCAAGTCATCACCCATCTCAACTTGTCTACCTTCTTCACTATAATCTTTATTGATAAAGATTTCACGGAGGTCATCACCATCTACAATCATAGACTTATTAGGGAAACTCGATTGTATCCAAGTTGCTAATGTTGTCTTACCAGCACCAGGTTGACCTGTTAACCAATATATCATTTTTCTAAGTTTTTAATTTTTCTATCCAAATAGAAAGCAGCTTTTTTCAAATCTTCAAGTTCTTTGGTATCATCTTTCTTACCCGCTCTTGCAACATACTTCACCACATTGAAAAGGTACGCATCAAAATCTAATCCCCAAGCCTCACAAACTTTAATTACTTCGTATGGATTATCAGCCCCACCATAGTGAGCTGGTCCATTTACCATTTCTTTACTCATTACTTTAATATTTTATAAGAATCTTTGTCATACTGATTTAAATTAAAGATTTCTATGTTATTTGAATACACTATTTCGGCAGATTCATCATCATAAAACTCTCTCCAATCTCTATCATCAAAGATATTATTATTTATTTTAATCTCAACCTGTTTTTTTAATTCACCTGACTGATAATATTTACTATTAACGATGAATGGTATTTTACCATAATCTTCGTACAAATTTTCCATTCTAATAAAAAAATCAGGAACTCTTGTATAGTTTATTATTGGTTTTTTTTCTCCAAATCGTGTAAAATATCTACTGTCTATAAATCTTTTGAATCCCTCTTTATAATCACCCACCAACTTATTCATTCTGAATAATGATACTTCAAGAGAATATGGATTTCTAATTGATGATATAAAAGTATAATCTTCGTGACCATCAAATAATTTAGAATAATGATTAGCTTCTAATTTCTCATCATATAATTCTTTATTCCCATCTTGATGTACGTAATGTTTAAAGTCATAATTTTTTAAAATTGTAATCATATGATTACTTCCTGTTCTTGGAAGTAGCCATATAAAACAATTATATTTTTCAGAAATTGTACTATAAACTTTATTATGAGTCACAATTATTTAGAGTTCTTTTTCTTCTTTTTTTCTTTATCCTGTTGATATTTCTCAGCGGTGTTTAAAGAAACTGCTGCAGCCTCATCAATTAACTTTCTATCAGTTTCGTGATTAGGGTTAGTTGATTCTCCAACAA